CTATCTTACATATTTAGCAGAAGGTCCGGAACTTGAAAGAATTAACTCAGAAAATGAACGCATAGCAAAGAAAAACGGCATATGCGTATATAAAATAGACTTCGACCCTGGATATAAGTCGCATAAATTCCGTGGCAGAATAAGGACTACTAACCCGCACCCTGTAAACGTGATACCACAACCGGGGGTATATCGAGTAAAGGATATGGACTATATATTTCATATCGAAAACCGTACATTAGATAAAGTATGTGAAATGTACGGCGAAGAATACCGGGAAGAATTGGAGTCAGAAGGCGGAGAATACGGATTCTTAGAAGATTTCTCCACAGGTTCAAGCGTATATACATCAAGTGCAGCAACGAAAGACCGCATATCTGTTATAGAGTGCTGGTACAAAGATAAAGACGGCGACGCATGTCTATTAGTGTGGGCTGATGACGTAATCATAAAGGACATGCCTAAATTTTTCTACCCTAGAATAGATGGAAAAATTAAGGAGTACGAGGAAATAGACATACTTGACACCGGTGCAGCGCAGGGAGAAATGCCTGGTTCGCCGGCAGATGCCCCGTTGGGTGGTCAGATAGCCAAAGTTAAAGTAGTAGTACCAAACAGATTTCCGTTTGTCATTCAATACAACGTACCCAAAGAAAAAAGTTACTACGGAAAAGCTGACCCTGATATAATCAGCGACCAACAAGAGGGAGTTAAGAAGTTACTTTCTATTGAAGAAGAAAAGCAAATCTTAGGTACAACTAAAATATTTGTTCGCAGAGGTTCAGGCATTTCCGGAAAACTAAATAATGCAGTCAGTCAGATAATTGAAACAGATGACCCTAATGGCGATATACAAATTGTTGACCTAAAGACCGCAGAACGTGGCTTGAAAGAACTGTACGGTATTTATGTGCAGGCAGCCAAAGACACCCTCGGAGTAACCGAAGCGTCCCAGGGCAGAGCAGACAGCGGAAGTCTATCAGGAAGAGCATTGGACATTCTAGCGAACAATACTGCTGGTAGAATATCAGTAAAGATATTCGAGAAGCACATAGCATTTACAGAACTATACCAGCTATACTATGATTTTGTAATCGCGTTTATTGACGATGCACGGCCATACAGGAATAAAGATAAAATTTTCGGATATTTCGACAAGAGTCTCTTAATTAAGCAGGATGATTCGGGAGAATGGTATTACCCGGAATTCGATATCAAAATTTCAGCAGACACAGGATTTCCGAAGGATAAGCGGTTTATCATGGATTCAGCCAACGCCAGTGGTGGTAGAATAGACCCGATAGAATACTGGATGATTATGGAAAGCATTAATTTTCCAAACGCTGGTGCTATTTTGGAGCGCGAGCGCAAGAAAGAAGAAATGGCAATGGCGCAACAGGCACCTACCGGGGGACCTCCCGGAGGACCGACAGCACCCCCAGGACAGGGAACGGTACCGGAACCGCAGGGGGGACAACCATCACCTGGTGAGTTGGCAGGTATATTGCAGGCACTTCCGCCTGAGATTCAACAGATGATAATGCAGTTGCCGCCAGAGGAACAGATTAAGTTTTTATCACAACCACCTGAGCAGATAGCGGTGATAGTGCAGGAGATAATGAGTAAACAGGGAGGTATGCAGAATGGCTAAGGGCAAATGTAATGGTGCAGGTAAGGGAAAGTCAGATATGCCGAAAGGTAAAGGAAAAGGTATGATGGTTATGATCGGAGTTGAACCGAAAAAAAGTAAGAAAAAATAAGGTTGGTGGTTACCGATGAAATGTGATAATTGTATATGTGGGAATTGTTGTGAGCATAGAAATGAACATATTGAATTGTTTGAAAGAATACTAGAACAGTTCCCGATAGCAATAACGTCACCAAGAACCATAGAATTGAGTTGTCCTAACTACAAACCTAAGGAATGTAAGAAGAAAAAATAAGCACACCGAAGGAGCGTGTCGATAGTGAAGCAGAGAATTAATGCAGAGCAGTTGCAGGAGTTATCCAAGGAACAGAAAATTAGTCTGAAGGAATGGTGCAAACCGCAGTTTGGCGACGTATTAAATAGCATAAAATGCGGAGAAGTAGTATTCATATACGCCAATGGTCAAGATAGGCTAAATTTTGATTCAGATGGATACGAATGGGACATTAAGGAAAATTGCCTTCCGCTTCTTTCTATCGGACAGATGATTGAAATACTTCAAGGTAAGTCCGAACAGATAACTACATGCTATAATGAAAAAGGTGTTGAGTTAATGGTTTGGACGGAGTTCCCTAAGCAAATTCAACATATTTCAGGCAGGTTGAAGTTGAGTAGATATAAGGCTGATAGTTATTGCGACGCTCTCTGGCAAGCAGTAAAGGTGGTGCTGTAATGCAGGACAACACGACATGCACCTCACTAACTCCGTACTGCTTAGATATGGCTATGAAAGACATGGCAAAACGGTCTAAGGCGCAATGGGAACACCAAGCAAGAATAGCGAGAGATCAACAGAAGTATATTAAATTATTTGATTGGCTTAAAAATAACTGTAGCGATGAATTGGTTTTGATGATAGGTGAATTGGCTATTGATTGTGTTGGATACGGTATGCCTATTTCGCTTCCTTGGAGCGAGGAATTAAAACCGTGGATTGATAAATACGAAGCACACCTAAAAGAAAAGGAGCGTGTCTAAATGCAGGAAATAAGATGTCAAAACCCAAAATGCAACAAACTTCTCCTTGAAGCAAATGGAGAGGTCAAGAAGCGTTGCCCTAAGTGCGGTACGTGGACTCACGTTGTAGTCACTTCGACGGGGATAATTAAATTAATTGATTAGCACACCAATAAAAGGAGCGTGTCATTATGATTGGTTCTGCAGGAATACCTATGAATAGCGCAATAAATATTGCAAATACAGATACTAGCACATTAACAGCAGAAACTTTAATAATAATATCGTTAGTATCTATATTGTTTTTAGTTGTTTTTCTGTATTACATATTTAAAAAATAAATAACCAACAGCGACCCAAGCGGCCCACTTCTACCATAACGGTAGCGGTGGGCTTTTTTTATTTATATGAAAGGTGGTGATAAAATGGCTGGTCAAGAAACTTCTGGAACTTCTCAAATGGGCATCAAAGGTGTTCAGCAATACGGTGGCGCCAAAGACTTACCGAAAGAAACATGTGTCATTAAGTACGGCAACGACTTACGTGCAGGCAAAGGCAAGTAAACTATACCCCGGAATAACCGGGGTATTCACGACCATAACCGTAAATGTTACGGATAACAATATAAGGTTCGCTACCTAAACAGCGGGTAATTTCGGAGGCGTCCGCATACGCAGGGAGGTAAGTAAATGTTTGGACACTCAGCTTTAATGAACCGCAATGCAGTAGACAGAATGATGCAGAAAATGACTAAGGGCGCATTCATAGAAACCGGAGATTCTACGAGCGGAGATGGTGGAGTCGCGACCACTGAGGATACTTCCGGAGACACTGGAGAAGCAGACGGAGGCGAAACCGATACCGACGATAATGCCGGTGATGTTGATGTCGCCGATCAACAGAAAAAGCAAAGTCCAGAGGATGATGCCAGATATGCCAATGAACGCAGAAAAGCGGAGTTAGATGCCGCAAAGAAAGAACTTGCCGACTACCGAGCACTGATGAAGGAATACGAGCAAGACGGCTTTACTGACCCTAAAGTGCTTGCCGAGGCGGTAAGGAGAGAAAGACAACAAAGAGCCATTCAGCAGCAGCAGGCGCAACAGGCGCAGGCAGAGCAGGCATTTAGGCAGCAGATTGAGGAAGCTAAGCAAGCAGGATGGGACGTAGAACCATTCCTCAAGATGATGCAGCACGATCCGGAGAAAGTACACTTACGCCAGTCTCTAGCAGCATTGCAGAACCATATTGCAGCGCAGGAAAACAGGACGGCGCAGGAAAAGCAGAATCAAGCATTAATGCAAAAATTACAAAGTGACCATGCCTTTTTGCAGAAAAAATATGGTGACTTAGTTCCCTCGCTAGACAAAATAGGCGAAGTAGACCCTGAGACTGTTCGCATTATGCGGGAGGAAAACTTACCTCTGAAAGCCGCTTGGATACAGGCTAACGTAGACAAAATTACTGCTCAGACCAAAAAATCTACTAAGCAGAAAACGCTCAATAGTATTGACGGTAAACGCCATCTAAAGACAGAAGGTGACGGAGCGAGCGGTAATCTTGGTGATGTAAATATCCCCGATTCTACGTTGCAATATTACATGGATAACGGATACACCAAGAAACAGGCTATGGAGCATTACAAGAGATTATACAGTTAAAAAGGAGTGATACGATATGGCATTTGATATCGAAAGCACATATGATGGCCGGGCTATTATTATCGAAAATGGAATTGCAAGCGGAACATTAACGAGTGGCCAGCTGATTGCACTGACTAAGGGTGCAGGCAAACCGACTATGACCAGCGTAACAGTAACAGCCGCCCCTGATGCCGTAGTAGTGCAGGGTGGATTAACGACTACTGCCTGCACCTACGCAAGAATTCTGCCGGGCGATATTTTGAAATGTCCCGTTACTGCCGCAGATGGAACCACTGCACTATCTTCGGCAGAAATAACAGCACATACTGCGTTTGTAGGAAACCAGGCACAGCGCATTGCAACCGGAGCATTAGCACTTGATGGTGTTACCGAAGCAGGCGGCAAAATGGAGTTGATTTCCTTCGATTCCGTAAAGAAAGTAGCCAGAGTAAGAGTTAAGGCGTAAACATAGCGGCACCCTCTAGGGTGTTTTTTTTATTGCCCAAACACTAAATTTAAGGAGTGATATATAGATGATTATCACATCAACTGTCGGAAAAATTGATGCCACTATCGGGAGATTTGAAGGCCCAATCATGGCGTTTATGGAGAAGGAAGAAGGCGACTTCGCTGCCGATTCTCTTAAGAAAGTACTATATAATGTAAAAACCTCTAAGCACTACAGCGAATCTGTATCCGGCATGACTGGTCTTGGCGACTTCGTTGCTACGGATGGCGCAGTGCCGTATGACGATTTCCAGGAGAACTACAGCAAGACGTTCATCCATGATGTGTTTAAAAAAGGTATCGAGATTAAGAGGGAAACTATCGACGATGCCATTATGATTGACATGGAAAATCAGTCCGGAAACCTGATTGACAGCTACAACCGTACTGTTGAAAAGTTTGTTCATGCACCGTTTAATAATGCAGATCAGACTTCGTTTACCCTTGCCGGTAAAAGTTTTACCGCTACTGGTTGGGATGGACTGGCCTTGGCTCATAATGCACACACCAGTAAGACAGGTAAGGGCGGTACTATTGACAATCTGACTAATTACGAGTTCAATGCCGACAACCTCAAACTCGTTGAAGAAATGATGAAGGGTTTCACTATCGACAATGGAGAGAAAGGTAATTGGAAAGTAGATACGATTTTAGCACCATTTGAGATGCGTAACGATATCTGGGAAGTTTGTATGTCAACTGGTAAAATTAACACCGGCGACAACAACGTTAACCCGTACAAAAATAAGTTTAAGGTGATTATCTCTGACTGGCTGGATGATGCTGACCGTTGGTTCGCGATTGACTCTAGGGCTATGCGCCGTTCTCTTTTCTGGTTGGACAGAGTGCCCCTGGAAATTAAGTCGGATCGCGATTTCAATACTGAGAATTGGAAAATTAAGGCATATGCTAGATGGGCACTTGGATTCTCAGACTTTAGGTGGGTTGTCTGTAATATACCAGCTTAGTAAAAATATGGTGGTACAATATTTATCTGTACCACCTATATAAAGGAGGAATATAAATTGGGTTACACTCACCACGATAAAATATGCTTAACAGGTGGTCGTATTGCCATTGGCCCAGCTGGTCAAGAAAAGGATCTCGTCGGACTGTTTGAGCCAGGTAATCAGTTCTTTGTTGATTCCGGAACTGGTGCAGACACAAATGACGGTTTAACCTGGGGTTCTGCACTAGCAACCGTTGACGCTGCCATTGGTAAATGTACTGCCAATAACGGCGATATCATTTGGATCGCCCCCGGACACACCGAGACATGGACCACCACCGGCGCAAAACTCGTTGCCGACATTGCCGGGGTAAGAATTATAGGACTCGGACAGGGTGCCGACCGCCCAACTTTTAGTTTCGGTCACACTGGCACCACATGGACTATTAGCGCAGCAAGCGTGACGCTGGCAAACCTGCTCTTGGTTTCAGCAGTAGACTCAATAACTACATTTGGCACCATCTCCGGCGCGGATTGCACTTTGCTTGACATTGAGACAAGGGATACCACAGATGTTGAAGTAATCGACGCATTCATTGTTACTGGTGATCGCTTGATTGTAGAACGACACTTTCATAACGGATACACTGGCGGCAATGCAAATGCCCGCGTATTCAAGATGACTGGCGTCGATAATGCCCTGTTTGAAGGTTGCCGGTTTATGACCAAAGTTACTACTGCGGTTATAAACTTTAGCGGTACCGCCTGTACAAACATTGTTGTCAAGGAATGCGACTTCCTTGTTACCAGCACGACCAACCTATCTAAGACTGTTGTCGATACAATTGGTGGCAGTACATGGGAGGTTACTGATTGCTTCGACTTGGGAGCAGGAGCAAGTTTCTCTGGCGGTTCTGGTTCGGCACTTGCCAGTGACGATGTATCTGCTATTGCCGCAAGTATTGGCACGTTAGCTAATACTGGTGGCACGGCAACCCTAGCAGGCATCCTCGGCGACGTGAGCAATGTAACCATTGCAGCAAGTCTTGCCAAAATCGGTACTCTCGTCAATTCCGGAGGAACAGCCACATTAGGAGGCATCCTTGGCGACCTTGCAAACGTCACAGTTGCAACATGGTTGCAAAAAATAGGTGCACTTACTAACTCTGGTGGTACGGCTACGCTTGGCGCTATTATTGGCGATGTAGCTAACAGCGATATCGCTACAAGAATGAAGAAACTTACCCAGTGCAATAGTGTTGCTCTGGTTGCCGCAGATATGACAGGAACCGTTACGAGGTTTACTGTTGCTGGTGGTCCGGTATTGATCCGGCATATTGGCATGTTGGTTACAACGGCAATCCCTGCTGGAGCTAACACTCTTAAATTTTCTATTACCCCCACTGGTGGGGGTGCAACTGACCTTTCCGGTGCTACCGATACGGCAAGCGCAGGAGCGCAGCAGTTATTTGTTGTTGACGGCGTAAAGGCTACCGGTTTAGTTAAAACTACCGATGTTGGTATTATGGTAGCGGCCAATGAGAATATGCCGATCGTTGTTGGAACTGGCGTTATTCAGACAATATTTAGTGCTGGACCTCCTGCTACTGGTGCGGCAACATTATACATTGAATGGGAACCGATGGTTCCTGGTGCGACAGTTAGTTAATGAAAACGGTGAGGGATAATCCCTCACCTCTCTTTGAGGTGCTTTATGAATTTCAATAAAAACCCAGCAAACTTCAACGACACAGAGAAACTACTTTACCTTATATTGCAGGAGTTAAAACGAATCGGAGCACCACCAGAACCGCTAGAACCAGCACCACCAGTCACAGTTCAGGAAACACCTCCAGCACCTACCACTCAAGACAAAACCCGCATATGCAAAAAATGCGGTAAAAAGTTTCCTAACATGGGGAAATTGTTATCTCACATGAAAAACGATCACCCGAAAGGGGGAAAATAGATGGCTTACCTCACAAAAGAACAGTACAAAACACCAGATTATATTATCCCTCTATTTGACACATTGGCTTATTCTGGCTTTACGAATCAACCGGACGGTGATGCAGTAGAAATACTGTCAGACAGCGCTAGTGATACCGGACTATTAACAATTTTCGGAACAAACAAAACCACAGGTGCCTTAAAATACGAAACGGTAACATTAACCGGAACTGATGCAGTTACCACAGATGAAGACGATTGGGATGATATTTACGGGGTATTCCTTGGCGACATAAACGGTAAGAATATTTCCCCGGCAGTTGGAACGGTTACGCTTCGAGAAGCATCTGGAAATGCTACTATTACCACTATTACCGCGGCAAAAATAAGTACAGGTATGGTCGGATTTAGCATGACTGGAAAGAATATCGTTATTATCCATGTTTCCGGCAATCTGTATTTCAATCATGGTACTGCCGTAACCGTAGCCAATGGTTATCCGTTTTCCTCCGGTGAAAAATTTACGGTTAAGCCAACGGATTTATTCTACCTAATCAGTGATGGCTCAGCGGCGACAAGTAAGATTCTAGTCTATAAAGACAATTAGGGGGGTGTAGTCGCTGACCACATACGGAACAATAAGGGCAGACACCCTAAAACTTTTAGACGAATATAGTTCCAGGGGTATTGTGCAGGCACCCACAAAAGTAGCTGATTATGGATTAAAGATACAATCCCTGGTAAACGATGCCTTGTCTGATTTAGCCAACACATCAGCTAAACTTCCGGAAGTGTTTGAAATAGCGCACTATCCAATTAAGAACACCCTATCAGATGATACGAGCACACCTAAACAATTCATCCCCGGCAATGGGGATTTTTCTATTTCTCTGACAAATGCTAAGTCTGCATATTGGGAATGTATTGGCCCCGGCACAGTTATTATCGAGGAAACCTCAGACGGTACCAACTATACCGAGATAGAGGAAGTAACTATCCCATCAACGGTAACTGGTTTCACAGCATATCGGAGATTGATTACTCCTGCATTAACTACTAACACGGTAAGGCTAAGATTTACCGGGGATTATATGTACCTATTCAGAAACTATGTGCTATACCCCATTTCATTTCCTAGTGAAGCGGCGGTACAGCAACATAGCGATTGGGTGCTTTATGATATGCCAGCTAATTTCCATAAGTTAAATTTCGTCGAAGCAAGAAAACCAACCCGGCAGTACAGCAACTACACTACATATAAACTAAGACCAGATAAGAAAATTGCTATCAACAGTTACGACGCTCCATTAAATCTGTTAGCCCATTACTGGAGGAAACCGACACTATTGACGTACTCAGGCGTTACCGCCACGGACGATTTACTTACTGTAGATGTTTTTGACGATACGGCAGGCAGAATAATCCCGTATTTTTGTGCAGGACAGATATTGATTTCCGAAGGAGATACAGGGAGAGGAACGTTATTGCTGAATATTTATGAGTCACGTAAAAATACTATCGTAAATGATATCGGAGTAAATTCAGAAATAACTAATGTGTACGATTGGTAGGGGGTGTATGTGATTGGCTCAATTAATTCAATATAATGCACCTGCTTCAGCAACACCACCTGAACCATTTAGTTTCCCTAACGGTTTTATGGGTGGAATGAATATTTTCGTTATGGGAGATCAAATTCAACCGCATCAATCCCCTGACATGCTCAATATAAATTATGACCAAGGAGCCATTTGTAAAAGATTGGGATTTGACCGCATAAACGAAACCTCATGGGGTACAGGTGCTGTGCAGGGAATGACCTTATATACCCCACCTGCCGGGACGGAAACGCTAATCGTTGCATGGGGCGGTAAGCTATGGAGTATCGCAGATGATGGCACAGCAACAAGTCTAATGAATTCCCCGGCAACGATAACCAATGCCGTGACTAATTTCTTTGAAATGGGTGACGTGTTGTATGCCTACAACGGCACAGAATACGTCTACTGCGATGGGAGAGGCACCAGCACTACAGAAATCGCAATGGTGGTCCACGGGCTAGTGACGGGCGATCTTATCGTAAATACTACCCGCAGTAATGCGGTAAGAATAGTTACGAAAATAAACGATAATCTCATTTCCGTATCCTCCGTTACTGCTCAAACTGTTGGCGACACGATAAAAAAATATACCAAGCAAACCGACGATGCGGCAGAAGCAGGCACGACAACTACAAATATTAAAATGACTGGACACGGCCTAACTACAGGTGATTATATTCGCAACACCACTCACGGAAACACCTTACATGCCGTAACCGTAGTTGATGTTGACAATGTTACAGTAGCGGAAACCACAGGACAAACTACTTCCGATGTAATTGAGAAATACTTTTTCTCAGCAAACGATACCGCTGAAATAGCAACAGTCCATACGGTAGTCGGTAAAATACCGGAGATAGTCACAGACAAAAACCCTGACGGCACTGGAGGCACATCAAATGAGGAATACAACCTATTCTCTTGCTCATGGAAGGAAACCTTTTCCGGCACGATAACCGATACGGTATATGTTTTAAGTAACACGGGATTATCCGCAACACTATTAAAGGCATGGGTAGACGGTGTGCTTAAAACCGAGACTACTGATTTCACGGTAGACAGAACTACAGGAGAAGTAACCTTCGCAGTAGCACCCGGAGATGGCACAAATAACGTAACAATCCAAGCGGAGATAACCGGGTTATTCGACCTAACCTATATAACTAAATCAACAGCACACACGATTTATGGCGGGAAAAGCGACACCCGTCTTTTTTTATGCGGTGCTGACAAGAATACTCGTTACCACAGCGGATTATTCGACCCGACTTATTTCCCACAGTCTGAGTTTGAGTTAGTCGGTAGCGACAACGAGCAGTTAGTGGGATTCGGTAAGATGATCGATTATATGATTAGTTTCAAAGAAACAACGATATGGTACTCATATATCGACGATACTGCTAGTCCCGTTACGTTCCCGACATTTCCGCTAAATGACGAGTATGGATGTATTGCCCCCCGATCTATTCAATCAGTGCAGGGTGGGTTATTGGCACTATCTAAAGAGGGCGTAATATTCGTTACTCCTTCGTTAGTCAGGGGCCAATTGAATACCTACGTCGTGTCTAAGAATATCAACGGCAGGAACCTTGTCGCTGATGGTTTGTTAGACAATACCTTAGCCGATTTACGGGCGGCACACAGTTATATTTACAACGACAAATATCTCCTGCACGTCAAGGATAAGGTTTGGGTATTAGACCTTAAATATACTGACTTAATTAATAAAATTTACTGCTGGTACCCCTATGATGGAGTTCCTGGATTGGCTAAATGTTTCCTTGAAAAAGACAATGTTTTGCATATCGGGAGCAACGCTAACGGGTTGGTGTTTAAGGAAATTTCAGAGGAAGAAAGCAACTATCAGATATACCTCGATGATGGTGCAGAAATTGATGCTTGGTGGACTTCTCCGTTGTTATTTTTAGGTGGCAGGGATTGGGTTAATAAGTATGAACGTATTAACCTTACTTTTAAAGGCGGGTACTGTACACATCATACCCTTACATTTATTGCCGACCAGGGCGAGGAAGATGTTGAAATTATTCAAGATGCAGGTGTTTTACACTATGCGTTTATGAATTATGCTTGCATGATATACGGCACAGACAGACCAATATTCCCAGAAGCGCAGTCCGAGAAAATAGGTTATAAGGGGAGTTATTTTCAATTCCGAATAAGAAACAATGATTTCAATAGAGGTATGATTATGTTGGCTTGCAGTATTAGATTCTCACAACGAAAAGTGGTGAAATAATTGGCAGTATCATTAATGGATGATTTTACCTTTAAACATATAGAACAGGATGATAATATAAGCGGTGTTTACGATGCAACCGAAGTGAAAACTTATTGGGATAGTCGCGGAGTTGAATTAAGGACATTTATTAACGCGTTAGTTGGTATACTGAATTCTGTTACAGACAGTTCTAGCGGTGCCGATAATGTTGCTATGACCCCCATACCTGGAATAACGGCAGAGGCTAACACGGTACAAGCAATAGCAGAAGCTTTAAAAGTATATGCTGATTCTCTCTCAATGGGTGCTGTTGCCGATAACGCCGTATCAACCATAAAAATCCAGGATAACGCTGTAACTGCGGCTAAATGTGCGGCAGATGTGGCGACTCAGGCAGAGTTGGATGCAGAGGTAAGTACTAGGGGTGGCGCAGATACTACGCTACAGAGCAATATAGACAACCTTGCCGGGGCAGGTAGAACTACCGAAACAGTAAAGGGTAATGCGGATACGCTTAGTGCGCTTTTGGCCGATTATGCTCACTACTACAAAAAAGATGCAGGGAGTACGGATGCTTATGTTGTTGCCCTAAGTCCTGCCATAACGTCCTACACCGAAGGCATGACGCTTGATATATTCTGCAAAACTGCCAATACAGGCGCGGCAACATTGGATGCTGGTGGCGGTGCAAAGGATTTGAAAAAATATTACAACGATGCCCTAGAAACAGGGGATATTGAAGCAGGAGCAATCATCACCGTAAAATGGGATTCTGCTAATGACTGGTGGCAGGTAACGAGTGGCATCAAAGTTACAGTTGTTGATGGTACTGAATTAGTAAAAGGTATCGTTGAACTTGCTACAGTAGCAGAAGCAGCAGCGGGGACTAGCACAACATTAGCGGTGACACCAGCGGGGATAGCAGCAAGGTCGTTATTTAATTCTGGAAGTTATACAGGTAATAATGCTAATAGTCGCGCCATAACAGTAGGATTTCAGCCCAAGTTAGTATGGGTTTGGAGCAATGCCGGTACAAGGAGTTCTGGTAGAATAAGCAGTGTTGGTCAAGTAGCTGTATGGAATGGTTCAGATGCTATATCTGATTCCGGCAGCGCTGCTTTGAGTTCAGTAGGATTTATAACTGGTAGTACAGGTTCAGACAACAATAGCTTGAATTACAATGGCGTTGTTTATTATTGGGAAACTTGGGGTTAGGAGGAGTGGTATGTATACAATAATAGAAAAAAATACAGGTCAAGAAATACGTTCACATAATATGTTTCGCGTATCTGCTCCATTTCCAGGCGTAGAACTTGGGGAAAATGAACGTGTTGCATTTATTCCAAGTGAGTTAATTGAGCAGTTAAATAATGCTTACGAGTGCAACATTACGGTTGACCAAGAAGGTGTGGCAACGAATATTACAATAGAAAAAACAATGGAACAGTATTGGCAGGATAATCCTCCCGCAGAACCGGAACCAACCGAACTTGAAATACTGCAAGAAGAAAACGAGTTGCTAAAAACTAGGGTTATTAGAGCAGAACAGATAGCCGCTGAAACAAGTTCAGCACAGCAGGAACTACTAGAATTGTTAATCAATATGGAGGTATTATAAAATGGCTATTAACTCAATTTTGGTAAAATCTTATGCAACAAATGTTTATCTTACAGGTAGAAATTCACTTTCTAATATCGCGCTAACTAGACCTGAGTATGTTGCCCCGGTTATGCAGTATGCGGCAGACACTTATTATATTGACGATATCAATTATGCTCTCACGCAAGGGTGGATTACACCAACTGAACACGCTGACACATTGGCATTAAAGGGGCCGGAAGATCCTCAATACCGACCTGCATTATTGGTAGTTCAAGAAGAAGTTGTGTCGCAGTAGACCTAAAACACGCACCACAACAAACGCCGGAGGGCGTTATTTTTATGCCCTCCACCCTCGAAAGGAGGTATACATAAATGGCCATCCCAAAATACGATAGAAATCTATTCTTCAGCGCACCCATAGGAACAATCATGGAAGACGAATACGGCGTACCAATGGTAAAAACTCCGGA